CTCGTCACCGGCGCTACGGGAACGTCAGCGGCCGTCAAAAAATCAGCCGTCGCCGCCTCCCAATCGCTCAAATCTGCCGTTTGCAGCACCACATCACCGGTGCGCCCAGCAACGCTCGTCACCGGCGCTGCGGGAACGTCAGCGGCCGTCAAAAAATCAGCCGTCGCTGCCTCCCAATCGCTCAAATTGGCTGTTGACAACGAATCGACCGCCGCCCGCAGCGCTGCAAGCTCCGCCGCCGTAGCGCCTCCCTCGGCCACAGCCCGCGCTAGCGTGCGCACTGGCCCGCCGTCTGTATCCACCATCGATCCAGCGCCTGATGCCGGGCCATGAATAATCTTATGAGCGGTATCGACATCTGCGACAAATTGCGCAACTTTATCCGGGATTATTGCCATAATTAAACTTCCAAAAGTTAAGCTGTACGGCGCCAAATACGCACGACGACGCTCGGTTGCATATTTTCGTGCGCCACATCGCCGCCATACCAATCTGTTTCATACGTGTGATGGTGCGTGCCGGCATTTTCCGTCTGTGAATTATGGGTTTTAACCGTCCCGCCGTCTCCGGCAGTATCACTACTGCCGCTACGTTCATATGTTGGGAATTGATGGTTATGCAACCCTGCCGATGATGTATTACCCGTAAATCTATGTCTTGGAATGTTTTCAGCCAACAATGCCACTACTTTGCTGCCGCGCTGTTTGCCAATTTCATCCAGCGTATCATCCGTTGAATCCAAATTAACCAGCACATGACCGGGGGGCATTAAAACCCAAGTTCCACCAAAATCAGCAGCCGGGTTACTGTCATCATATCTAACTTCAATTGATCCAACTTTTTTATATTTTGTCAAAAACAAATTACTAATTTTAGTTTCGATAACTTTTTCAAGCGCCGTTAAAAATACGCTAGGGTTTCCTTTTTCCGGGTCAACCTCCGCCGAATCCAATACGCTTAGTAACGCGCCCTGCACATCATTAAGCCAATCCGCGCTCACTTCAGTGGCTTTTTGGCCAATAACGGAATTGCCTTCACCAAACCAGCCATTCGCCACCACCGCCGGCTTTACTGCCGGGCGGGTTGTTGCTGCATATCGCGTGTCAATGTTGTGCATATCTGTTAACCAAAGTAGGCCGGGTATGTGGTGTGGATGAGCAGGTGCAACGCATCGAATGCGGCGTCTAGCTCGGGGCCTATGTCGTCCGGCAAATCCATCTCTGCATCAAACGCCAGCCACAGCCTGCAATGCGCTGGCTCGGCCCGCTTTAGCAGGCACGTCAACGGGTGCGTTTGCCACGCTCTAAGCGCCTCTCCAGCGGCGCCGGTTCCGGCGGCAAAGTAGCTCACCAGCGCTGTATCTAGCACTGTCACGCGCCAGTTCCAGGCATCTGCCAGCTCTTCAACCACCGCCCCTGCATAACCTGCATTTGCGCAAAGCTGCCGGTAGTAGGCTAGAGATAGCCCGCCTTCCGCCTTCCACCGCGCCGCCGCCGCAGTGCGCCGCGCGGCTAATGTGGGCGTGCCGGCGGATACGGCGCAAGGGTCAGGCAGGCCCAGCCACGCCTCAAACCGCGCTAGTAACGCCGTGGCCAGCGCCGGGTCAATCTCTGGCAGCAGCGTATCGGCATGCGTCAGCACCGCGTCTAGCGCTGCACCTTCGGCCGCCAGCTCTGCGGCCAACACCTCACCATCTTTGGCGTAGGGAGCGGGCAGCAGCGCGCCCAGCAGCTCAGCGTGCGTGGTCACGTTGTCAGCTCCACGGTGCCCAGCGTGGCCAGCTTCACCGCCGCCGATGTGATGGTTGTGGCTACGTTCGCCGCTGGCAGCGTGAGTGAAAAATCGGCCACGCCCGGCACATCGGCAATCAACGCAATCAAGCGGTTGCGCACCACGGTGTCGCCCGGCGCCAGCGCATCAAAGTAGCCCGCTAGGGCGGTTTGAATCGCTGCCAGCACATCCGCCTCGGCCACAGTGCCATCAAGCGCCAGCGCCCCACTGACGGGCACTGGCACGGCGGTAGGCGCAAGGGCCAGAAAACCGCCTGCTTTCATCACAGGGCGCACAGCATCAATGGCGGCTTGCACAGCAGCCAGCAGCCCGGCAGAAGGTAGCCCGGTGGCCGTCATCACGGCCACGTCTACCGTGCCATCCCCCCGGCGCAGCTTGTACACCCACGCCTTGGCCACGCCTGGCACGGCAGTGGCCCAGCCCACGTAGTCCGCCGCGTTACCGCCGGCGGGTGGGTTGCGCATGCGCCATTGCAGGCGCTCGCGCACTGAGTCCCATGCCTCGATGTCAGCCCCACCCGTGATGGCTCCAGAAGTGGCAGCTGCGGGCACGCCGCTGGGCGGGGCAGAAAACGTCAGCCCAGTGCCCGCGCTAGCGTTACCTGCCGCACCCGGCTCCACAGCTTGCACTTCCACCGTCGCCGTGCCATCGCTGGCCACGGTGGCGGCGCTGGTGCTGGTGTAGGCCACACCGTCGGCGCGGCGCAGCTCGCTGGCGCTGGGGATGACGGCACCTGCCGTGCAACCCGCTAGCTGCACCGAGCCGCTCGCGCTTGACGCGGCTTTGCGGTAGATGCCACGGGACTCAGCAAAGCGCTGCAACACATCGTCATCGCACACATCGGGCAGGATTTGCCGGGCGATCCACGCTTGATGCGCGTACAGCCCTTCAGCCGCGCCGGCGTGCGCCGTGGCGCGCACGTACCAGTCAGAGTCCGTAGAGACATCGGCATCCGGCTGTTGGCTCTTCAGGTCGCGCAGCAGCTTGTCACGGATGGCGGTTCGGGTCGGGGTTGTGAACGTCATAGCACTTGGCTGAATTGGTGTTCTTCACGCACCCCGGTCGCGTCCACCGTCGTGACGACGAGCAGCAGCACGCTTCCGACCAGTGTGGAGAATGCCGTGATCGATGAAGCCCGGCCGCTGTCCAGCAGCGGCTTGAGCGCCTCCAGCGCCATGCCTTCGGCTACCTTGGTCACGTAGGGCAGCGCCTTGTATTCGGGCAGCGTGTGCAGCCGCGAGCCAATCGTTTTTTCTGCCCACCAAGAACCCACAGGCGTCTTGATCCGCAGCCACACAGCGTTGGCCAGGCTTGTGATGCGCTGGCCGGTGTAGTCGCCGGTGCTGGGGTCAATCTCGGGTTGCATGGGGTGGCATCTTTCGCGCGCGCGCGGGCCGCAAATGCCGTGCAACGCTGCGCACCATCAGCTAGGCGGATTCGTACGCGAGCCGGTTTCGTTGTGCTGGCTGCGTTCAGCGTGCCAGTCACGCCAGCATCACCGGCGGTTTGGGTGTTGCCGGTGTGGCGGGTGAGGGGCGCAGCCATCACCACTTCTTCATCGGCATCCAGCGTGATGACGCGAGCGCGGATGCCAGCCAGGCGGCCATTCTTCAACCAGACGTAGCAGTTGGGTTCCGTCAAGTGGTGCAGCGCCACTTCACCGACGCCTACGTCTACACGGTAAGCCCCCACATCGCTGGCAATCACCACGGTGTGCGTGCCACTGCCACCAATGGGCAGCGCAATCACAGGCGTGCCAGCGGGCAGCCCAGCCACAAGGCCCGCGTGCTGCATCACTTCAGCGTTCGGGATGGGTTGATCGCCCAAACCGCCCACCGTCACCAGCGACGGGGCCGCCGTGCGCCGCTTGATGGTGGATGTGGTGACAGCCCGGAACGCCTGGCGCACTTGCGACAGCATCCGCCCCACTTCGCGGCGAGCGATTTCGACGATGGCGCTCATTGCTGCGTCACCGGGTCAGCGCCATGCGTGGCATCAATGATCAGGCCGTCACCTTGCATCCGCCGCGCGCGCTTGGTGTGCGCGTGGTGCGCCACGATCCAGGCTTTGTCTTCTTTGAGCGTGAGCGTGGTCAGGCGCTGCCGGCCAGCACCTCCGCTGAAGCGCCGTCCGATCACGTAGTAGATGCCGTCCAAGCGGTGCGTCTCGTCCACCAGATGCACCCGCATCCCTGCTGCCCAAGGCTGGCCGTGCCCCGGCCAGCCCGGGCAGTTGATGCGATGGCCACGCACAGGCACGGTGGCCGTCCAACGCTCAAGCCTGGCATCCATCGCCAGCTTGTGCGCGCGTTCTTCGGCCTGGGCTTTCGTCTCCACCTGGTGATCCACCACCACTTTGGGCCGATAGATCGTCACCGAGGGGTCTTTGTAGCTGCCCTTGATATTGCTGGCCTTCAGCGCATCGCCACCACCATGCGCCTGCCCCAGCACCGTCACCTCGCTGTAGCTGCGGGCAATGCTTTCAGCCACGCGCACGCTCAGGCAGTTGTTCTGCTCGGGCCGCTCGATGCGGTGGATCAGCATGGCCACGGCCGGGGCTGAGTAGTCCGGCCCGCCAACCACCACCGTGCCGTCTGGCTCGGCCCACGGCCACAACCCCACCGATTCAGCAGCGTGGCGCAGCGCATCCCAGGCGCTCTCTCCCGGCTGGATGATGATCTTCTCGCGCATGGGCGGGTTGCCTTGCGGCGGGGCCACCTTCACACCAAAAGGCATGACCAGCTTGGCCACCACATCCTTGAACGCCAGGCGCTGCTCGCCAAAAATCGGCGCAGAACAGTCCAGCAGCTGGCCGATCACGTCGCGGCCTTTGATCGTTACGGGTGAAGCTGCCCGGCTGGCCAGGCTGTCAACATCATCAATGCGGCCACTCATCACCACGTCAGCGCCCATCTTCAACCGCAGCCATTGGCCCGAGCGCGCCGCCGTAGGCAGCCGGCCTTGCGCAAACGCGAGGGTCAGGCTCCACGCATCAGCCGGCGTTAGCAAGTTGCTGTCCACCTCGTAACTTAGCCAGTCCGCGTTAGCCACTGCGGCGCTGCCATCGCCCAGCAGCAGCGTCATGCGCTCATCGTCTGGCACGCCGCTGCTCATCGCGCAAACCCCGTGATGGTTTCGCCTTGCTGAACGAACACCCGGCGGGCGATGCCCGGATTCAGCCGCGCAAGTTCGTCGGCGCGGCTGGCATCACCGTAACGCCAATGTGCGATCAGCAGCAAGTTGCCTGCGCTGGGTGCGCCCCACGTCACCAGCGGCGGGCGGGCGAGGATGACGGCCTCAGCCGTTGTGAGCACGGCTTGCGCTACGTCGCGCAGGCTCTCGATCACGGCATAGGCATCTTCAGGCGTGAGCGTAGCGCGGGCTGAATCAATGGCTTCTTGCAGCGCTTGGCGCGTCTGCGAGGCCATGCTGGCGATGTCTGCCGGCGTGAGCGTGGCCACGTCCGCTTCCAGGCCCAGCAGCTCGCCGGCGGCGTCAGCCAGCGCCAGGGCGCGCTCGCGCAGCACCAAGTCAGCGCCCAGCGCTTGCAGGGCTTGCGCCGCCGTCACGTCAGTGCGATCCACCACAGCCGTGCCGGGTGCGGCCGCAGCCGGCAGCACCGGTGCGGCCAGGGCGCCGCTGCTGCGGGTTTCAGGCCACAGGGCCGAGCGGATCATCGCAAACCCGGCCAGGCTGCCCTGGATGCGCGACGCAGCGGCCCGAGGTGCGGCTGCAATCGCGTTAAAGATGGCCCGCGTGTCGCTGGCCCAACTGGATGGGTAGGTCAGCACATCCAGCCCGGCCACGATCACTTCATTGACCTGAGCACGGATGGCCGCCGTCTGGGCGTTCAGTTTGTCCACCGCATCGAGCTTGGCGCGCAGGCTACGCAGGCGGCTGGCTAGCGAGGGGGTTTTCTTCACCACTGCGGCAGTGCTGGCGTCTTGCGCAGCGACTACCTTTGCCGCTGTGGCTTCGGCCTTCTGCCTGGCGGTCGGCTCAGCGAAAAAACTAGCCGGTGTACTGCGCTCAATGAACGTGATGTCGATTTCGCAGTAGTCGGGCCGATCTTCTGTGTGTCGGACGTTGTAGCGTTGCACTGCAATGCGCAATGCCCCATAAATGGGATGAATCAGAACACCATATTCGTATTCTGAATCTGTGGCATTGCGCCGATCCAGAACCTTACGAAGATCAGCGAGGGTGGCCTCATACTGGTCACCCCAAAGCACAGCCGTGATCGAATAAGTGCCAGCTTTCTGGCCTAGGTCTTCAATTTCCGCTCCATCGCGGTGCGGGTATTCGTAGAGCGCCAGTGCGCGCTCGATGGAATCGCTAGCTGAGCGGCATTGAAAATCAACGCCGTCCAGCGATGCTTGTTGAAGAGATTCTTTCCAGCTCATCGCCGCCGCGCCTCAGCGTTTTGATAATTCTGAATGTCACGATCAAGCTGGGCCATATCCAGCGCGACCACAGGCTTCACTTCTTTTAGTGCGCCCGCAGCGTCTTTTAGCGCTTGAGCGGCATCAAATTGCTCTTTTCTAGCTTGCTCTTGTTTTGCAGTTTCATTGCCAAAAAATGCCAAAACTGGTTCAAATTTAGAAACCAATGCACCAATACCATCCGCAACCGAAGAACCTTCAATGGCTTTGAAAATGCGGTCGCCTACCAGTTGGCCCACATCCCAGGCCACCATCGCGCCGAGGCCTGCTCCCAGCACCTTCCCGGCCATACCCAAAGCCCCGCCGCCCACGCCTGGCGCCGCTCCCGGTAACAAACCTGGCACACCAGTACCTCCCGCCCGACCGGTCGCCATCAACGCCAACCCAGCCGCACCGGCTGCCGCTGCCAATGCAGTCAGCGCCGTTGTAGATGCCACAGCACCCGCTGCCGTCGCCGGGAACTCCCGCGCCACCCAGCTCAAGCCATCGGCCATTTGCCCCAGCAGTGGGTTGACTTTATCCAGGGCGTTTTGCATAGCGTTGGCTTTTTCGGCAGCCAGAATTTCATTTTTGACACCAGGAAGACTGAGCATGTAATTCAAGTTTTCACCGATCAACCCACTGGAATCTAGGCTATTACCCCGCAGCGTGCTGGTTGACTGCTCTTTCTTGGCG